ATCTCGCCTGCTACAAGCGAGAAGTTTGGATAAGCCTTAAAGGCTGATAGAATTGCCTCAATCTTCTTAGAAGATTTGGCGGTGTTAGTGGTGATACGAACCTTAGCGAAGACACGCTTGTCATCTGCTTTGGCTACATGAACAACGCCGTTCTTAACGACGCCGACTAGTGTCTTACTTTCAACTGTTCTCATGCTGTTCCTTTCGACAATTGCCAAACCGATTTGATTTGACCCCCTTTATCAAGCAAATCTTTGATTTGCTATCAAGAAAAGACATGCGTGTGCGTAGCTCAGGCGTGTATCACCTGCTACTTGCTCATCCGTCAATTCACGCTACATGGGCGCACATGCGCCCGCATATGGGGTTTCATACATACACTGGCGCACACATACATGACATGACATACACACGCACAGTGAGCCGACACTCCGTCTATTTACGCTGGGTTTTTGACATTTGGCTGAATGTATGGGATAATTCTCGGTGTCGGTTGAGGTGGTCTCAACGACAAGTCTGAAAGGACAGCAAGATGAATACATACGCAAATGAAGACCTATTCGCAGACCTAACCGCAGAGATTGCGGAGGTCAAAGCGTTCTACAATGTGCCTACGCTGGAGCATGTTCCCGATAGCGAACTGAGTTTGTTATCACAAGCACACGCAGGCGACTTGGTTCGCAAAGGTAAGCATGTTGGTATCGTGTTTGATGTAATCGCATGCGGAGGTAATGAGGCTCTTCGCATAGTGTTCAACAGTGGGCGTGTATCTACACACACTCGCAAGCCTCTATAGATAGTCAGGCGAAGCCCTGCGCTCGATAGCACAGAGCGTGGGGTTTTGTCAAATCGAACGGCGTTTTTTCGTGGGGCAGGGGGCAACCTCTGCCCCTTTTTTTGTGCGCTCGCCCTAGCCGACCCCCACCATGTTTAACACCGCCCCCCACCCTCCCCCCACTATCAGCTAAATAATTTTCACCAGATATAGGCTCTGACCTGCGGTTTTGTTATACCAAGAAAAAAACTTTTAATTTGCTCTTGAAACACGCCGACGCTCTAGACCCCTATATAAGTGTAAGGCGAAGTTCCACTGAGCCTTCTAAGGCGGGCATTTAGCCCGCCGTTAAGTACTTATATGCAATAGTGGGGATACTTCTGTCCAGACCCCTGTGGACCCCTACAGGCACTGGAGGAACGTTGGAAAGACAATTATCACCAGAGGAAGCAAGAAAAGAACTTATCCTCTTGGTGCGCCAAGGGCGCACAATTGCTGATGGTTTAAAAGTCGTTGGTAGATCCAGATCTTGGTATGATACCCAACGCCGAGAAGCTGAAGGCTTCTCAGCTTTAATAGATAATGCTCGGTTTAGAACACAGGACCTCGCCGAAGAGGCTCGGTCCAATTTGTCTGATTTTGCTCAGTTCTCTGAAAAGTACCTTGGTACTAAAGTACCAGCACATATGCTCAACGTGGTATCCATGTTGGAAGGTAAAGATCCTTCTTGGTTACATGAAGCCATGGTTTATGAAAAAGGATCGGCGGGATTATCCCGCCTCTTGGTAAACGTACCACCTAACCATGCTAAGACCATGACCATCACGATTAACTACGTAACTTACCGAGTAGTTAAGAATCCTAATATCAACGTCATGGTTATATCCAAGACACAGGAACAGGCAAAGAAGTTTTTGTATGCGATCAAGCAACGCTTGACGCATCCACGGTACGCCGACCTTCAGGTCGCCTTTGGTCCAGCAGATGGTTATAAAGCAACCGCCGACCAATGGTCGGCTACTAAGGTATACCTTGGTGGCGATGTACGTGAGTCAGATGCTAAAGACCCAACTATCGAAGCTATAGGTATGGGCGGGCAGGTTTATGGTAACCGTGCCGATTTAATTGTTTTAGATGACGTGGTCACTCTGAGTAATGCTTCAGAGTGGGCTAAGCAACAAGAATGGATCAGGCAAGAAGTTGCCTCTCGTCTCCCGCCAGGAGGCGGTCAACTCTTGGTAGTTGGTACTAGAGTCGCAGCGGTTGATCTATATAAAGAATTAAGAAACCCAAGCCACTACACCGATGGTGTACTTCCTTGGTCATATTTGTCCATGCCTGCAGTCTTAGAATATGCAGACGATCCAAAGGATTGGAAAACCCTTTGGGAGAAATCCGAACAACCCCTTACTGAGGATGACATCCCAGATGAGAATGGAATGTTTGATCGATGGACAGGACAGCGTCTAACGGCTGTCCGAAACGAGGCAGGACCATCTAAGTGGTCACTGGTTTACCAGAACCTCGATATTGCGGAGAATGCAATCTTCGACCCGACATGCGTCAGAGGCGCAGTCAATGGAATGAGAAAATCGGGTGCTTTGGTTGCAGGCGCAGCAGGACACCCTGACAACTCTAATAACTTCTTTAGAGTCATTGGTATCGATCCAGCAATGACTGGTGATACCGCTGCTGTTGCCTATGCGGTTGATCGCAGAACACACAAACGCTACGTCATGGATGTTCACATCATGACAAGCCCTACACCTGCAGCAATCCGTTCTCTAATCAAGGAGTGGACCGATGTGTATAAACCACATGTGGTCATTGTGGAATCAAATGCCTTTCAGCTTTTCCTTACACAAGACGAAGAGATTCGTAACTTCCTGTCGACACGAGGAATCAATTACAGACCTCATTACACAGGAAACAATAAACAGGATCCCGAGTTCGGCGTAGCCTCACTCGCTCCTTTATTTGGCACCATTACTAAGCGGGATGGTGTCATGAATAACTTTAAGCATGCTGGAGATAACTTAATTGAATTACCAGACAGCTCAAAGAATGAACACGTAAAGAAGTTAATCGAACAACTTGTAACCTGGCAACCAGGAGTACAAGGCAAGAAACTCAAGATGGACGCCGTTATGGCGTTATGGTTCTGTGAGATCGTAGCAAGAGAAACTTTACTTACTTCAGCAAATGTACCTAACTTTTTGAGTAATCAATTTACACCTAGAGGAGACATCGAGTCTCGGTACATCATCAACTTAGATGATCTAGCTGCAGCGCAGCGGACTGCGAGATTGTGACATTAATGAAAGAACTACAACAAGCCTTTGAGCAATTAAAAGCTCGTAACTCCGAACGTGATAAGCGCATGCGTGAGGTTTCCCTAGTTAGGGCAGGACAGGCAGATCAGGTATTCCAAGGATTATTTCCTGAAGGAGTATGGTCACGTCCTATTATTGCCAACCTTATTGATGTTGTTGCTCGAGATGTTTCTGAACAAGTCGGTGTTCTACCTACCATTACTGCTGCTGGAGATTCATCATTAGATGATAACCAGCGTACCAAAGCTGACAAGCGTACAAAGATTGCTAACTACTATGTAGCAGCATCCAGACTAGGTACAGAGTTACTGCGTGGCGCAGACCAACTAGCAACATACGGTTTCGTTCCTATTAGAGTTGAACCAAACTTTAAAGATAAGAGACCACACATCCACATTGAAAACTCTGTGGGTGCATATTACGATCAAGATCGTTTCGGCGTAGTTAATGTTTATGCTCGCCTATATCACCGTAAGGCGGGTGATTTGGCAGCACACTTTCCAGAGTATGCCGATCAAATTTTACAATCCAATACATGGACTCGTGGTGATGGTAACTCATTACTACAAGTTGTGCGTTGGACAGACAAAACAAAAACAGTTTTATTTTTACCAGATCGTGGAGGTTTAGTTCTTGCGACGACACCAAACAAGACAGGTATGGTTCCAGTTGCGATTGCTCAACGCCCTTCACTCGATGGCGAATCTCGGGGTCAATTCGACGATGTACTACCTGTTTATGCAGCGAAAGCGAGACTTGCGCTTCTTACTATGGAAGCTGTTCAGAAGTCTGTTGAAGCTCCTCTTGCTCTTCCTACTGATGTTACTTCTCTATCCGTTGGTCCTGATTCGGTCATTCGTTCGAACAGCCCTGAGAAAATTCGTAGGGTTAATCTAGACGTACCTCAATATGCATTTGCAGAGAATAATGTTCTAGCAGATGAAATGAAATTAGGAACTCGCTTTCCTCAAGCTCGTGCAGGACAAGCAGAAGGTTCTATCGTTACAGGTCAAGGTGTTAAAGCACTTATGGCTGGATACGATTCACAAGTTAAGATTTATCAATCAATCCTTGGTGAAGCAATAGGTCAAGCAATATCATTTGCATTTGCAACTGATGAAGCATACTTTACTGATGTAACTCGTGAAGTATCTGCAACAGCCAATGGAGTTCCATATAAATTAAAATACAAGCCAAGTTCTGATATTAATGGTAACTATGGCGTAACCGTTGAATACGGTTTAATGGCAGGTTTAGATCCTAACCGAGCATTGGTATGGGGTCTACAAGCTCGAGGAGATAAGTTAATCTCTCGTGGAATGTTGCGTCGCAACCTTCCTATCTCACTAAATGCTGGTGAAGAAGAGCGAGCAATTGACATTGAAGAAATGCGTGATTCTCTTAAAGCATCCGTATCTTCTATGGCTGCAGCAATTCCACAAATGGTAATGCAAGGTCAAGATCCAATGAAGATTGTTGAAAAGATGGCAAGTGTTATTACTGATCGCAAGAAGGGTATCCCTCTTGAAGATGCAGTAGCAAATGCTTTTAAACCAGAACCAGCACCAAAGGAACAACCAGCACAGCCAGGCATGCCAGAAATACCAGCAGGTCCTGAGCCAATGGCTGGTGGTCCAGCACCACAACTTCCACAAGGTAGACCAGCAATGCAAGAACTTCTTGCAGGTCTTACAGGTGGAGGAAATCCAAATCTATCAGCGAGAGTTACTCGCCAAATACCAGCATAACAAGGAGAAATAAATGTTCGGAAAACAAGGAAAGCCAGGAAAAGCACCAACTTCATCTGCAATGGTAGGTAAGAAGAATGGTGGAGCAGTTAAGGGTGGCGGAATGGTAAAGCAAGGTGTTACCCCTAAAGGCATCAAAGGCAACAAAAACAAACTTAAGTAATTTTATTTTATAAGTAAAGGATAACTATGGCAGCCAAGACTCCAAAGAAATTCAGGCAGGCACGTAAGGCTGCCAAAGTTGACGCTAAAAAAGCTTTTAGTGGAAGAAAACAAGCAGGACTAAAAGATAAAAGTCCTCTTATGAAATTCTCTGAAGACGATAAAGACAAAGGTAATAAGATTAGAGTAAAGCCAACCGAGACATCATTAGAGCGTATTGCTCGTGATCGTCGTGAAGCTAAGGCAGAACTTGAACGTCAATGGGCAATAGAAGATGGCAAAGAAAAAGTTCGTGAACCTAAGCCAGCAAATAAGCCAACACCTAAAATAACCGAAGCAGGTAAAGTTCGTAGTGCAGTTACTGCGCCAGAACCAAAGTCACAAGGTTATAAAGTTGATAAAGATGGCAAGAAGATTAGACCTAAAGGATTTAAAACTGTAAAGACTGCAGGTGCTGCTAAAAAAGCTGCAGCAACAGAATCTAAAAAGATAGCAACAGTAGAGAAAAAAACATTACCAGTTGTTAAAAAAGGTTTTGCTGCAGGTAAAGAACTTAATGCAGAAGGTAAAGCTATCTACGATAGACTTATTAAAGAAGG